CACCTGCAGGGACTAATCCAATTGAGATGTTAAAGAAATACTTAGAAGACTATGTCAATGGACCAGAGGCTACTACCTTTGCTTCTTTTAAAAGTGGAGCTGTACTAAAAGATGAAGAGTATTATTATTTTGACTACGATAAATTCTATGAAGAGATTAAAAGAAATGAGTGGACAAAAGACAGACCTAGAACTGCAACCTTAATAAAAAGTCATTTCAAAGCTGAGTTTGGATTTCAAAAAAGATTTCCTAAAGGAGAGAATGAAAAATCATTTCCACCGGTCAGGTGTATAAAAATGCCTGCAGATGATTTGATGAAAGAAGAAATACCGGAAGAAAAAATAACAATAGAAGATAAGGAGAACATAGTATGACGAAAAAATTACCAACCGTATTTGTATGTATGCCTACATACGATACCATGCAGGTGGCAACATGTTTATCATTAATAAAATTAATGGATAAATTTACACAAGCAAAAATAAAATCTACAGTAAGCACATTTAAATGTCCTTATGTAGGCTATGGAAGAAATGTTTTAACCGCAATGTTTTTAGAATCAGGTTTTGACTATCAATTATTTATAGATTCAGATGTAGAGTTTGATCCAAAAGTAGTAGGACGAATGTTAGTGTCAGAAAAAGATATGATCTGCACACCGTACAGAAAGAAGACACAAGATAATACAATAAAATATTCTGTAGCATTTAAAGATCCTACTGACATTAAAATAGATAACAAGGGTTTAACAGAAATAACTGTAGGGCCTGCAGGGTTAACTTTAGTACATAGAAGAGTTTATGAAAAACTTATGAAAGATCATCCACATTTAAAAATAAAACAAAAAGAAGCTATATCCGAAAAAGCAAATTCATATTTTTATAATTTTTGGGATACAGTGTTTGATCAAAAATCTGGTTATTGGTGGGGAGAAGATACACATTTTTCTAATCTTGCAACACAAGCAGGTTTTAAATTTTATGCTGTAGTTGATGGAGAAACAACTCATCATGGCAACTTTGGATTCACGGGAACTTTACTAGATACTTTTAAAAGAACCGATGAAAAAGCCAATTAAAATATACGGACCACCTGGTACAGGTAAAACTTTTAGATTAATTCGTAGAGTTAATGCTTATGTAAGAACAGGTACACCTTATCACAAGATAGGTTACTTTGCTTTTACAAAAAAAGCTGCAAAAGAAGCCAGAGAAAGAATAGGTGTAGATGAAAAACAAGTTCCATATTTTCAAACACTTCATGCATTTTGTTTTCATTTATTAAACTTAAATGAAAGTGATATTATGCAACCACATCATTATGAAGCTTTAGGTAAAAAATTAAATATAAGAGTAAACTTTAATGATAAGTATAATGAAGAACAAACACACTTCTTAACTTGTAATAACCCTTACTTTCAAATGATACAAAGATCTATTAACAAAGATATACCTTTACGAGAAGAATTTAATCTTAATGAACATGACAGAAAAGATATAGATAGTTGGGATACGTTAAAGCATATTCATATAAACTTACAAGAATACAAAACAAAAATGCATCTACTAGACTTTAATGATCTTGTTAAGAAAGTTGTAGACTCAAAAAAATTTCCTAAGTTAAAAGCTATCTTTATAGATGAAGCACAAGACTTATCTCCATTACAATGGCAACTCTATGATAAGCTAAAAGAAAATTGTGATGATATATATTTAGCTGGTGATGACGACCAAGCCATATTCGCTTGGGCAGGTGCTGATGTCAATAGATTTATAAAAGAGCCTGCAAATGAACGTGTTTTAAGGTATTCGAGAAGAGTATCAAGAGCAGTACAGGAACAATCTCAAATAGCAGTGAGTAAGATAGCAGGCATCAGGAAACACAAAGAATACCTGCCACGGGCGCAAGAGGGCTTTGCGTCTCACATCAATAATTTAGGACAAATAGATCTTACAAAAGGTAAGTGGTTAATCTTGACAAGAACTAAAAGCAATTTGTTAGACATAATGAAAGAACTTAAAAGTAAAAATATTTATTATCAAAGTAACAAAGGTAAAAGTTTTAACGTAGGTATATATAATGGAGCGATGGCTTATACTAAATGGATAAGAGAAGGTAAGCTAGAAGAAAAAGAAATCAATGACGTCAGAGAATATATTCCCAGTGGTAATTGGAATCCTGAAAAAAATTGGTATGATATCTTCGTAGCTGATCAGAAAGAAATACTTTATATTCGAAATATAATTTCTGGGGGTGAAATACTTTCTGAAAATGCAAGAGTGTGGGTGTCTACAATTCATGCAGCTAAAGGTGGTGAAGAAGATAATGTAATACTTTCTTTACACCAGGGAAGTAAGGTACAAAAAAGTATTCGTCTAAGTGTTGACAAACAAGATGAAGAGCATAGAGTGTGGTATGTGGGGATCACAAGAGCAAGAAATAATTTATATAAACTGAAAGCTAAAAAGAAAATAAAGGAGTATCAACTATGACACATAAAGATATGTTTGAAGATTCATTTCCACAAGATAAACAGATAGGCGGGAATCATTACAAAGACTTTTACATTCAGCCTTATGAGTTTATTTCAAAAAATAATCTCTCGTTCTTTCAAGGCAATGTTGTAAAATATGTTTGTCGTTACTTAAACAAGTCAGGAATACAAGACTTAGAAAAAATAATTCACTACTGTCAATTAGAAATTAAAACAATGAAAGACAAGAAGAAAAAATAATGCCTAACAGAAATTTTAAAGCTAAAGATATTACCGTAAACAAACATAAGTTTCGTCTAGAAATTTATGGTAGATTAGTTGACTGGGAAATATTTCCTCATACTTATGATGCAGCTCTGTATGCATTTAGTAATAAAGATAAATTAAATAAGATAGTAGCAAAGAAATACGTATTACAAAAATGAAAATACCTAAATACTTAACACAAACCGAATGGGTACAGCCCACTGAATATCCTGATCTAAGAGATTATGATGAGATTGCAATCGACTTAGAAACACGTGATCCTGATTTAAAATCAAAAGGATCTGGTGCAGTTACAGGTAATGGTGAAGTTGTTGGTATTGCTGTAGCTACGTTTAATGACAAATGGTATTTTCCAATAGCTCATGGTGAAGGACCTAATATGAATAGAGCTAAAACTTTAGAATGGTTTAAAGATATTTGTGAATGTCCAGCTACAAAAATATTTCATAACGCAATGTATGACGTATGTTGGATACGTAATTTAGGTATAAAAATCAATGGTTTAATCGTAGATACAATGATTGCGTGTTCTGTTTTAGATGAGAATAGATTTGCATACACATTAAATGCTTTGTCATGGTTTTATCTTAACGAAGGTAAGAATGAAAAAGCTTTGAACGAAGCTGCAAAGTCTAGAGGACTAGATCCAAAAGCAGAGATGTGGAAATTACCTGCAAGTGAAGTAGGAGCTTATGCTGAAAAAGATGCTGAGCTAACTTTTAAACTTTGGCAGTATGTAAAAAAATTATTACAAGAAGAAGACTGTGAAGATATATTTAATTTAGAGACTGATCTTTTTCCTTGTTTGGTCGATATGCGTTTCCTAGGGGTTCGGGTAGACGTGACAAGAGCGAATCAATTAAAAAAAGAATTAACAACACAAGAAGAACGACTGATCCACAAAATAAAAATAGAGACAGGAGTAGAAACTCAAATATGGGCTGCACGTAGTATCCAAAAAGTTTTTGAACATTTAAAATTACCTTTTGAGAAAACAGAAAAAACTGGTGCACCTTCATTTACAAAAAACTTCCTTTCTAATCATGAGCATCCTATAATTCAAATGATAGCAGAAGCTAGAAAAATAAACAAGGTCAATACAACATTCATTGATACAATTTTAAGACATGAGCACAAAGGTAGAATCCATGCGGAAATAAATCAAATTAGATCTGATGATGGTGGTACAGTTACAGGTAGATTTAGTTACTCTAATCCTAACCTACAACAAATTCCAGCTAAGGATCCAAACACAGGACCACTAATAAGAAGTTTATTCTTACCCGAAGAAGGTTGTCAGTGGGGTACGTTTGACTACTCGCAACAGGAGCCAAGATTAGTTACAGAGTACGCGTTAAGATTTGGATTAGCTTCGGTTAATAAAATTGCAGACGCTTATGATAATGATCCAAAAGCAGACTTTCACCAAACTGTTGCAGACATGGCAAAAATTCCAAGAAGTCAAGCCAAGGTAATTAACCTAGGTTTGTTTTATGGTATGGGTAAAGCTAAACTAGAAGCAGAGTTAGGTGTATCTAAAGATAAAGCTAAAGAATTATTTGATACCTATCATGCTAAAGTTCCTTTTGTAAAACAATTAACAAATCAATTAATGAGTGCTGCTCAGAAACAAGGTAAGATAAAAACTATTTTAAATAGAAAATGTAGATTTCCAAAATACGAACCGATACTAAAAGGTAGTGATTGGGGTAGGTTTGTACCTGCACAAGATCATGAAAGAATGTTAGAGCTTCAAGCAATGGGACCAAACGAATTAGATGAAGAAGGAAACATTGTTAAAGACAAAGATGGTAATCCTAAAAAAAATTACTGGCACGAGAATGGTCATCGTAGAGCTTTTACTTACAAAGCATTGAATAAATTAATTCAAGGTAGTGCAGCTGACATGACTAAGAAAGCTATGATAGAACTTTATAAGGAGGGTATTACACCGCATATACAGATACATGATGAACTTGATATATCTGTTACAAATGATGAAGAAGCTGCAAAAATAAAAGATATAATGGAAAATGCAGTTGACTTACAAATACCCAATAAGGTAGACTATGAGTCTGGACCAAATTGGGGTAGTATAAAGTGATAAATTATGGCTTATTTAAATGCGGACATACCACCAATTTATTGTAAAATACGGAAGGAGTATCTTTATGACCTGGAAAAACATCAAGGAGAGTCTGTTGACTGCTGCATCTTTAGTGTGGTCTCTATTACAGATCGCGCTCTCTTATTTAACATTATGCTACCAAATGGTGCATGCTTTTGGCGTTTACCTATATCAGCGTTTTTTCA